GGAATACAAGGGCAAGAGCACGGATCGGTACGCTCTGACCATCACCCTTGATGACGACACCGCTGACAAGCTGGAGTCGAACGGGGTCAAGGTTCGTGAGTACGACGGCAAGAAGCAGCGAAAGTTCACCTCGCAGTATGAGGTTCGCGTTGTGGATGGCACGGGCCAGCCCTTTGATGGGGAGGTGCCATACAACTCGAAGGTTAAGGTGGCCTTTAAGTACGGCAATGCTGGAGAGCACGGCGTCCCGACCTACCTGAATGCTGTTCAGGTTGTTGAGGCGGCGAACGGTGGCCTGCCGCCCGAGTTCAACATCGAGCCAACTCCCAAGCAGGATGACTTTGCAGAGAGTGAAGACATCCCGTTTTGAGAACAAAGGCTGGGGCACTCCTTGACGTGGCGTCGGCCCGCGTACCCATGATGCCTGTAGAAGTGCGGGTTAAGTCGTTGACCCCAGCCGTTTTTGAGTAGTGAGCGTTAATCGTGGGAGCCGACACTAAATTGAAAAGCCTGACCCTCGGAAGAGGTGTCGGTCAGTCCGTGTACATCGGCAAGAATGTTGATCAAAACAACCCCCACGGGACAGCCGATCTGCGCGTGAAACTGAAAGGCATCTATAAGACAAAGAAAGGGTGCGTGGCGATATTAGAGATCACTGAGAAGGGCTGGAGCGCGTTAGAGGTGGCGCTGGCAGATGGACACAAGGAGCCAGTCACAGTTCAGGACGTGGAGATTTATTTTACGGGGGTAAAGCAATACGTCGTAGAGGAAACTCAATGCCCGCGATGCGGGTCCGAGCAAGATGGAAAGCCGGTGAGACGTATCAATGGACTTATCAGAATTAGAGCGCCTGAGAGCGCGAAAATATCAAGAGGGAACAGAATCGGGAAAAACGCCAGATAAGAAAAAAGGTGCTGCTCTCAGGGTAAAGCTGAAGCACATCGATGATCTTAACAGGCAGTTTCCGGAGCGGCGTTGGGTGACCCTACTGAGGATGCACTTCCGACCAGTCGTCCCAGTACGACTCAATCCGGAGACGACAGAAATACTGCGAACACGCAACGGGCACGGGGACGAGGTCTGGCAGGTCGGCAGTGAGTTCATGACCAAGGACGAGGCAATCTATCTCGCCGAAAAGCTCAGGGTTGGAAAGACCCCGCCACTTTGGGGTACGATTGACGGGCGATTCGGCGACAGTTTCCTCGATGAAGAATACGGGGAGTAACTATGAGTAATCGCGAGAACGTCGCGTTCAGGGAGGTAGCTGAGCGCTACATCAAGCAGCCGAGCAAACGGCTAGGACGGCCCAAAAGTCCGGCGGCTAAAAAGGCTATCGAGGATGCCATCAATCGCTACGGTGATCGGCCAATCGACAGCTTCGGAGTGTGTGACGTGACTGACTACGTCGAGGATCTACAGGAGCTTGGCTTTAAGAGTGCGACCATCAACTCTCGGTTGCGCTACTTTATTGCTGTGCTCAACTACGCGAAGAACAAGCGTGGGTTGCTCGATGCGCAACACGTCCCAGCCTTTGAGAATCTCAACACCAACGAAGATGCGCGGGAACCTAGAGTCTTAGGGGAGAAAGAAGTGCATCGTCTCCTGTTTTGCCTGCCCAAGCTTCAGTCATCCATGGCGCGGTTTGCGCTGGCCACTGGCCTGCGCGTATCGAACGTCAGGGATCTGATGTGGAGTGAGGTGCAGGACGGCATGATCAACATCAAGGCATCCAAGATGAAGGCGGGCAAGCAGTTGTTTGTGCCCATGTCTGAGGAGGCAATGAAGATCCTGCAAGAGCAGAGGGACATCCAGTCGAAGCGAGGACAGGCTCCTGAGTACGTCTTCACGAAGCGTAACGGCAAGCCTATGGGTAGCCGCACCAGCGTGACGAACGGCGTGTGGCAACGCGCCTGTGAGCGAGCAGAGGTGGGTAGCGTCAGGTTCCATGACCTGCGGCACACTTGGGCCACGCGACACGTCCTGTCTGGTACGCCACTGCCGCTGCTTCAGAAGCTAGGCGGCTGGAACAGCATGGCGATGCTGGAGAAGTACACTCATCTCAGTTCGATGGACATGAAGAACTTCGTCAACAACGGTATGTCGGTGCCGAGAAATACCTATATTCAGAACGAGAGGTCTGATAACGGTATAGAACAGGATGTTCTAAAAGAAGCGCAAGCCACAAGTGTTGCGCAAAAACGTGCTAGTAAAATGGTGGTGGAGCTAGGCGGGATCGAACCGCCGACCTCAACACTGCCAGTGTTAGGCTCGAATTCGAGCGCAACACAAGCAGCATAGAACCTAACTGAATAAGGCTGAAGTTAGCCTTTTTTTATCAATAGCTAGATAGGAATCTGTCGCCGCAAATCCAAGCTAGATAGTGTTTTTTAATCATGATCACGGGAGATAAATCATGAATGTTCAGCCAATGAAAACCGCCGCAAAGCTCTGCTTTTTTCCTCAACCCAACGGTCAAATATCGGGGACCGCGTTTTTTGACGACAGGTACGCGGCACTGGCTACCGAGAAAAGGCTGGCCGCGCTACAAGACTGGATCGACAGCCTGACAGAGATTAAAGAGATGGAAGTCATGATGAGAGATCAGGGCAATCATCTTAGCGGAGATACCTCAGAAGGCCTTTACTGGGTAAGGAATTCAGAAGAGTCCTGAATTATGCGAGGGCTACTCTTCGGGGTAGTCCTCTTCCGCAATCTCATCCGACATCTCGAACAGGCTATCCAGACAGGCCTTCAACTCCATGCCCTGAATCGCGCTGAGTGCGGCGATGATCTCAGGCAGATCCCAGTCACCACCATAGACCACCGCTGAGTCCATATCAGGAACATCAGTGAAGGCATAGAACTTCGTCGCCTCCCCTGAGAGAAGCATCTCTCGAAGCCTATCAAGCTGCTCGATAGCCTCCGCGTTCTTGATCGGGACCACGTTCACCCTAGCTTTCTCGGAGTCTTCTCGACGTGACAGGTGTGGCGTATCGCGAAGTCGCGCTTAGCCAGATCGATAACGACCAGTTTCTTTTCGACGTCGGTCATCTGGTTCCACTCGGAGATCTCCTCCTGAGTGCGACCACACCCTTTACACACTACGTCACCAAAGATCGTTGCGGAACACCACCCATTGCAGGGGCTGTCCGACAGCGATGTTACTTCCCCATTGAGATCCATCTTGACCTCCTTCTGAGAACACCATCACAGCTCCTATTATACAGCCAAATGGGCAGGTCAAAGCGGGTTTCGGTGATTCACATTTTTCCGCCCAAAAAATATTTTGCGGTAATTTTCACGCCCATAAATCAATCACTTAGCTTTGTCTAATGGTCGTAATTAGGAATTTTTTTGACCAATTTATGCGGGCTACAGGCCCACCAAATCCCTGTTTTTGGGGTGCAAGGCCCAGTGTTTATGCGGGTTTCAGGCCCACAATCCAAGGAAAATAGGATTTCGGAAAAGTACGTTTGATACAATGATCACATCACGCGCATTGTGACGTGTGAGAAAGGGGCCGGTGGGAGCACCACCTCCACACCGGCAGAGGCATAGGAACAATCTGGAGGAAAGACCCATGCCAGCACGAAATGATACACCCAATCGTATCCGCAAGATACCCACGCACCGCAAGGTGAAGTACCTCATGAACGAGGAGGAGTGGGCGCGGAAGATCCATGACCATTACTTCAAGCAGACTGATGAGGCAGGTACGACTGTCTACCTGTCAGACCTCTGGGCATTCAACACCGAGATCGACAAGCTGGACATCACGCTTGGCGAGTTCCTCGACAGGGACTGGAGATGAGTTCTGTGGAGGCGGCGGGAGTTGAACTGACTCCTGAAAGCTAGCAATACCGCCAAACTACAGGGGCACGTCTAAATTTGTGCCCCCATTTGTACCCCCAATCAGTAACCCTTCTTTGCCTTCTTCTTGGGGGCCGCTTTCTTCTTGCCCTTCTTCATTCGCTTGCCTTTGCATGGCTTGCCGTCGTGCATCTCACTTCCTCCGTCTGGGTTTGGCTTTCATCTTTCCAAGGCACTTGCCCGCCTTCTTGCACTTCATCTTCGTCTTGCAACCTGCGCATGGCTTGAACATTACTTGCTCCTCTTCGCAGTCTTCCTGCGTTTCCCCGACGCGGTAACGTCGTGCTTTACCTTGGCTGGCCCAGTCTTCTTTGACTTAGACCTAGCCTTCTCCGCCGCAGTCATCTTTGCTGCAACTTTTTTTGGTCGGCAGGATGGGTAGGGCCGCTTCTTTTTTTCCTTTCCAGATCGCCCACATTTCTTGCCGGTCTTGAGGTCTACCCAGTCTTCTTTAAACCATTTGGTCAGTCCGCCCTTCGGCTTGCTAGACATAGGTTCCACCCCTGCGCTTGTACTCTTTGGTCAGCCACCCAGAGGCGTAGGCTGAAGGCCAGACCTTGAACTTTTTCTTGGCCTCGGCCCTGACTCGGGCATACAGCGCCTTGTTTTTTGGCGTAGCTCCGCTTTTCTTTTTGGGCTTTGCTTTCTTGGTCATTGGCTTGCTCCTTGGATAAAAGCAACTGTCCCCCAGATGATTCCTCCCGACACGATTAGGCCCGTTAAGATGAACGCGATGTCGAGCCTTCGCTGCTTTGCCTTTCTTCTGCGATAGACAATCCGCTCGCGCTTGGCTCTGATGTCCTTGCGCATCTGCATCATTTCGCGATAGGTCTCGACGCCATACGCCCAAGTGATCAGTTCTCGGATCTGCTTCTCTTGCTCCTCGACTTTCTTCTTAGCGATTACAGCGTTCAGCGCTTGCTCTTCTACGCTAGCCCCATCGAATACTTTCTTGAACAGCGGAGGATTCTCTGCCTGCTCCTCTATGTGCTTTATATCGCTAACGATCGTGAACCACTGGCCCAGCTTCTGCGCGACGTGTTCGATCTCAGACCCGCGAGCGACCATACTCTCCACCATCTTGAATGCGGTGCTAGCCATGGCGACCATACTGAGCGGGTCCATGGTTACCTCGTCGCTTCGCGGTAGCGCTTATTGAATCGGTCGAACAGCCTTTGCATTTCGGCTTCGATTTTCTGGACTTGATCGTAAGCCTTGACGGGATCTTTCTGGGTCTTTTCGATTTGCTTCTTCTGCTTTCTCAGCTTGCGAAGTTGTTTCTGGGTTTCTTTGTACAGAGGCTCAAGCCTAGCCACCGAGCCGAACTCGCGCATGAACTCAAGGCGCTCCTTGCCTGTCGTTTCTTCGGCCTCCTTAAAGACCTGCGTGGCTGAGTCTATGTAGCTGTAGTAGTCCAGCTTGTCTGAATAATCAGACGGCTCTCCATGGAAGTATCGAACGATAGGCACGTTGGACAAAGTGATTTCTTCGTTCTCCGGACTAACCGCCTTCGCGTAGAGGTCAACTGATCTATTGACGAATCGACCAAGGCCTCCGAAGAGATACTCTTGCACGTACTGCATTCCATCTGGCGACAGGTCTGCCCATCCAGATCGGTACTCAGATCCACCAGTAACTTCGTTCAGCAGCTCCGCAACAAACTTGTAGTGCTCACCAGTAGATCTTTTCGACCTGTTCGAGTCTGGTATTGGCGGCTTAATCAGCGGGTTGTCTTCTATGAAGATTGGAGCGCCAAAGAAGTTTCTGTTTGTTGCGAAAGCAACGACAGGCTCAGTGATGGTCGGGGCCAGAGACCCAGCAGCTAGCGCAGCGACCTCACCAAAATCATCTGCCCGAGCTGCTGTCCCGACAAACGCAAGAGGCGGTGGGAGCAGATGGTGAGCAAATGATGCGGTGATTTCTGCGGCAACATCAGCCTCATCTTTGGTCTCGTTCAGGTATTCCGCACCCACCCTTCCTAACGTATGGAAGAAACCGTACCCGTAAGGCATCGGAATCTGAGCGAACGACTTGCCGTCTCCGAGCACGATGTTCCATGACATCAGATGGTCGTAGTCGGACAGATCGTTGTAGAGAGACTCGCCGTCCTCATCTTCGTCAGCGGCGTTGAGGTTGTACTCCGTGACCATGTACGCGATGAGCGCAATGCTCGCCGCGCCGATCTGAGCCTTCGTGAGACTGTCGTCAGCCGTCTTGCCTGACATGGCTTGAGCGATGTTAGCCGTGCCCTGCACCGCCGCATTAAAGAACAAGTAGAACAGGTTAAGCCCGTCAGAGATCTCGCCTTTGCGGTTAAAGTTGACCGTTAGGTTCTTCGCAAGGTTCGCGGATTTCTGTACCGACACGCCCGCCTCTCTGGCAGAGACGTAAGTGGCAAAACGGATAGCGTTCTCTGATGCGGTATTGAGGTCTTCTACGAATCGCAGTCCGCGTTTGCCTTTAGCGGTAAGAGGTCCATCCGTGACCATTGCGTACAGCGCGTCTCTTTGCTCTTCGATATCCTTTGTCAGAGTAAGTCCGGTTGGAGCACCGGCCTTCGTGTACTCGTCGTAGTAGGCGTCGTACTCGTCGTCTGCTTTACCGCCCCTGATGTTCTTCCAGTATGCTTTGGTGGCAGGGATGTACCGGCGCAGAATTTCACTCGTCAGGTTTTCGCCCTCAGTCAGTCCTCCTGCCTTGCTCTCTTCTGCAAGGTTGTACATCAGGCCAGTCTGCAAATCGCGGAACGGGTTGATCACGAACCAGCTTGGGTTCCAGTTAATCAGCATATTCCTGCGGAAGTTCTGGAACGTGCGCATCTTGTCTGTCAGCGACTTCATCAAGCCGTTCGCCGATGACATATCGTCTGCGTCGAGCTGCTGCATCACCCTGTTCAGCGCGTCATTCTTGATTTCGATGAAGACTTCGTAGCCGTCCTCTTTGACTGTCAGGAATCTAGGATCGCCGTTTTGTCGCTTGGCGATTCGCATATCAGGAGCCTTCATGCGCTGCTGAATTACGTTGCCCCTAGCGTCAGTTGCTCTGGGGTTCATCGGGTACGCATCTTCAGGGCGATAGACGGTTAGCTGGTCGCTTCCAGCTCCCGACATTTCGTCTGCCAGAGCCAAGAACTGACGAGCAGGCTCTGCCCTTCGAGACCTGACGATCTTTTGCTCTGAGTCCGCAATAGCAAACAGGACGGGGTTTTCTGACTGAGACTGCCTGCCCAGCGCCTTGAACACCTCTTTGCCTGACAGGTTGAATCCTTTCGGTAGATTCCCTCTCGGGGGAATGTACGTCTCTCCATCCTTGGATGTCGCAAATCCTTTGAGCGGAACGTAGAACTGGTATCGATCCTGCCACGCATCAACCGTGTCTTCGTCAACCAGCCCAAAGTCCTTCATGCGCTTGCGATTTGCCGCGAGCATATCGTAGACAATCTGCGCGGCCTGATTCATAGCCGCATTTTCCATCTCGCCTATCAGGCGCTTGGCATCTTCCGTAGACATACCGGAGCCGCCTTCTGGCATCTCTGGGTTAATCTCAGCGATGTAATTGTTGCGCTCTTCAGCGTGTCTCGCGATGAGATAGAGGCCAAGGTCGTCTACATCTATCTCGTTCTCCCTCATGACCTCCGCAAGGGGCGCAATGAAGTCTCTCTCAAGGTCATCCATGTCCCTTTTTTGCTTGCCGGAGTGGAGAGTTTCGCCAACGTATCCGCTTAGTTCATCTGGCAGCTCTTTCAGCCCAAGAAACTTAGCCGCCGCCTCTTCAAATTTCTTGAGCGGAAGGTACTTGTCTTGGATTGTTCTGAGCCAAAGCTCGCCACGGGTCTCATCGTGAAGCGTGAACTCGTTATTGGCAGGCTGGCCGTTGAGAAGTTCGCCCTTGTTTGCGGCCTCCTCATGGGTATTGGTCTGGTTGGTGATGCGGCGGAACATGGGCATTCCGTCCGTCTTGATCTGCTCTGCAACTTCTGGCGGGATTCTTACCAGCCATAGGCCATTGCCTCGCCAAATTCGCTTCTCAGTATTCGGGTCTTGCCCCCAAAGAGGATTGTCATCGCGAACAAGCTCGTTGTCCGGCGTCATCATGACTGGATCTTCTCCAGTCAATCTTTTAAAGATAGCGGGAAGCTTGTTGTCATAGATAAAGCGATACCCCTTCTCGTATATCTCATCCCACCGATTTATTAACCGCGTAGCGTTTGAAAACGCTATTGCAGTCTTGCCTTCCATTACTGCATCACGAAGGATTCCTTTGGCAGATACATCAAGATAAGCATCGTTACGGAAGGGCGAGTCAGGTGGGGCGTTTTTAAGCCGCCGCATTTTTCGCTCAACTTCGCCCAGATCCTCTTTAACTTTTTCAAACATCTCGGCAGTGCGAATGAACTTTTCATAGGCAGATCTGGTGTCTGCCTGCTGCTGATTTGCAGGCTCTCCGGTAGGGGCGTAGCCAAACATTTCCTTAAATCTCGGCTCATAACCTCTGACGATGTAAGAAGGCGTATAAAGAAAATCATCGATAAATTTTTCTACCGCAGATTCTGATACGTCGAACTCTCCAACAAAATAATCAGAGTTAAATTGAGTCATTCCGTAGCGAACGCCTAAGTCTCCGAGGGCCGCTTCCAGTGCCGTTCTTCCGTCTACCCCCGAATCAGGCTCATTGGCCCTTCTTAATTGTCGGAGGACTATCTCTAAGCCCTGATTTGATAGGTATTTGCCTATCATTTTCTCGAAAGCATGGATTCTTTCAGCATCGTCTTTAGTCTCCGTCCTGTCGGATGGAAACCTCCTTCCCGCAGCCGCGTCAGACGCATCTACAAGAGCCTCAAGGTCTCTGCTGTAAGCAAAGATCGCTCCCTCTCTGTCGCGCTTGAACCGTTCCTGATCCTGCGTAAGCTCTTCTATCGCGACCGCATCGAACGGAGATCCGGCTTCCCTGATGGCGTTGTGCCAATCGGACTGGTTTTCTTCAATAGCCAGCGCTTCGCCAAAGGGCGTTTCGCGATCAGTCGCAAGAACATTGAACAGCGTGTTGTACCCGAAATGCCCTCCGTCAAATTTATTGTCCGGAGCGAGCCTGTTGTATCCGAGGGTGATTATCTTTTCTCGGTATCTAGTGATGGTTCTGGGATCTATTTTCAGATGCCCAAAAAATTCAGTATCTCCAGAGTCAATCCCGCCTAATCCTTCCTCCGTGGCATAAACCTCAAAAGCTTCTATGGCATCGTCAAGACTATAAACAACGTCAAACAGCTCATTGCCATTGTTAAGGGTGCCTGTGAATCCACCGCCCTCAGAACCTCTAATCTCCCCTATGTCGTCATCTCTTCTGCCATTTACTATGGAGTAGACAACCTGCTCAAAATAGGGGTCAGCCATGTAGTCTTCTTCAGCTACTTGCCAAGCTATGTCATTTAGCTCGTCTTCAAACTGCGCCTGTAATGTCTGATTAAGATCCATGCCTCGGCTATCGAAATACTCTGCGAGATCAGAAGCACTAAACATTGGATTAAGGCCTGAGTCCAAACCAAGAGAATCCCCAAGCCTGTCCTCCAAGTATTCTGTAAGAGCAAATCTATGGTTTGCCACTAGCTTGCGAAGAGTCTCTCCCGACCCATAGTCATCCCACTCGTTGCTCCGCATTGAATACTGAATGTCGTCCCAGAGATGCTCGTAATACTCAAATCCATCAAGAATATTACGCTCACCAAGCATGATTTCGGCTGCTCCGATGCCGGAGTACCTGACGTATTCTTCTAGGTCAGGAGCAGAATCTTGGAAGTAGTCAATTATTTCTTCCTTAGTGAACGTATCTGCTGGCCTACCGGACATCTCTGCAAGCTGACTTATGTCGAGCCGATATAGCGTAGCTCGGTTGAGCTCCATCATCAGCTCGCGAATAGGGACGTTGTCTCTTTCTTCGCCGTCGCCCTTCCTGCTTATCTCCGAAGCGAGGAACGCCTGATCTCGCAAGGTTTCTAATTTTTCTTTTGTAACCTCTGGACGAGGATCCGAGTCTTTAAAGTTGGAGAAGTAATCCGTCAGCAACGAAACGATCCTGACTCCTTTTCCTGCGGGGGTTAAATCCTCACCAGCCTCGCGCATCTCTTTTTCGACCCGCTCATGTACGCGATTAACGTAAAACGTCTTGACCACATCATCATCGTTCATTGACTCTGGATCAGTAAGGAGCTGCTTTATCTTGGAGAACTTCGCCTCTTCTTTTTTAAGGCCGCGCCCAGTCAAAAATGACAAGATCCGGTCGCCCTTGACACGGCCTTCTGGGTTCTTTTTGGAAGGCTGAAATATTTTATCGCCCGCATCAATTACCATCTGCTCAGCATTGCTGTAGAGACCCAACTGATCTCGGGCTGCTCTATCCTTGACGCGGCTGAGCATTGGCTGACCGTCCTGACGAGCCTGATTGTTGTTGAAGTAATCTTCGCGAGCATTCTTAGCAATGAACGCAATGTCGCTCGCCCGCATCTTGGACAATCTTGCGAACCCATTGCTTCGCAGCCAGTTGCGGATAGCGCCGATCACCTCTCGGATGCGAGACCTCAGAGTCTTGCCGCCCTGCTCACCCGTATAGGCCAGCATTTCGCTGACCATGACGTAGTTTCTGGTTTCTTTGCTGTAGCGAGGCTGGTTGTAGGTTTCCTCGTAAGTCTTCAGGCGCTCTCTGATGCCAAGCTCATCAACGATTCGGTCGAATCCTTTCTGCCCACCCATTGCCTCGAACATTGCATTCAGCGCTTTTGAGACACTTACGTCTGAGAACATCTGATTGATACCGCCGTGAGTACCTTCATGAAGTAGCGCTCGCTCCAGTCGAGAAGCGCTTTTCATGCGGCTTTTGACAATGTAGATTTGGTTCCTATGGCTTATCGCATCAATATCAGATCCATCGGATCCCTGCTCGCGCACAAAATCCTGAAGCTCCGCCGGAAGCTGGTCGAACCTATCGACGACGTTGATGAGGTCACGGGTTTCTTGGTTCCCACCGACGACCCTGTCAATAACCGTATTGAGTTCTTCGTCAGTAACGACAGGCCTGCGAGTCGCTCCTCTAGGCGCTGAGTCTCGGCGCATCATTGGAGTGTCGTCTTCCAGCATGGTGCGCACATCTTGGGCACCCATCCTGTCGTCAGCCTCTAGCATTCCTTGAACGTCAGAAGCGCCCATTCGGGGGTCCAAAATGTTCTGAACGTCAGCGGCACCCATTCGACCATCATCGGGCTGTCGGGCAGATTCGATCTGGCTGTCTAAATCGCTAAGCTGCTGCTGTCTTCGTTCTTCCGTCTCCGAGAACTGGCGCTGAAGCGTGTCCGCCGCCTGCGGAGAGTCGGTATCGATAACAGCGCGAGTGTTTCCAGCCTCTATGACTCGGCCCTGACTGGCCTGTGTATCGACAGGATCCTGCTGTTGCGTCTGAGCCTGCGGGTTCGTAATTGTGCGGATAGCGTCACCGATTGCACTGGCTAAGGATGTGGCAACGCGGTCTGCGATATCGACATCTGCCATATCGGTCATGACAGCGGGCGCTGGAGGCGGAACTACGTCCTGCTGGGGCGTGAAGTCAGTGGGCTGAAGCACCTGCGGCTGGCCCTCCTGCGCTCTGTCGGCCAGATTCCCCTCGATATCCTGCTGAGTGGGAGCCTGAGAGAGCGTTTCTTGAGTTTCTTGCAGGGCCGTAGCGCCTTCTGCTTGAAGACGAGCGGCATCAATCTGCTGAGCCATGCGCTTTTTGAATACGCGCTCTTCGCCCGCAGTCGGGCCTTCCACAACCTCCGCTGTTACTGACTCAACCTCGCCATTTTGGTCGTAATTAGTGCTGATATATCTGAATGGCTTGTCGCCCCTGTCGGGTGACGTAAAGGTCTGGTCTTCTGCATTGAAGCGGACCCGTGAGTCGCGCTCCATTTCGACTCGATTGTCCTGACGCTCAACGCCGATATCCTGAACGCGCTGTTCTCCAGCCTCGCCTCTGGACTTGATCGTTACCTTCTCTCCGGTGGCAAAGTCGCGAACAAAGAATTTGCCGTCTTCGTCCTGCCTGAGAACGCCTTCTGCCTCACCTTGACTTACGACCTGTCCAACAAGGTTCTTGAGCTGGGGATTGAACTCCCTTCCAAGCCGATCCGCCTCTTCACCATACTGAGCGTCCTGCTCTGGAGTCAGATCTTGGCCCATGTAGAACTGATCTGGGATGATGTTCTGAACGGCCTCAATGGAGACCGTGCGATTCATGGTCGCCATGCCTTCGTAGGCGTCTAGGTAGTCAGCGTAAGAGTCGAAGCCTGCTTGCTGAGCCTCAAGCTCCTCAGATTGCGGGGTATCGACAGGCATATTGCCTTCCGAGTCAGGCATACCACTTTGCTGCGGATCCTGCTCCTGAATCTCTGGTGCAGATCTAGGCTTGTAGAAAGCTCCGCTGATTCCGCCCATGCCGCCACCGCCGACAAGGCCAGCCGCGAAAGCGTTTAGATACTGTGATCTCTGCTGCTCTGTGGGATTATTTAGGGCGTCGAAGAAAGACTCTCCGTAAGTCTTATAGCCACCCTGTGGGTCATTAAACATACCCACTGCGGTAGCCTGAAGCAGCTCCTGCGCGGCTTCTGTTGCCCCCTCAATGCCGCCTGTTCTTACGCCCTCGATAAAGGTTCTTTTAACTAGGCCTTTGTTGCGCAAAAGCCTGTCTGCCATTAACTCTTTGAAGGGATTGAAGGCCTCGTCTGGGAGGACTTTTTTCAAGATTGACATTGGCGCAAGGGCGTCTAGCGCACCAGCCACAATACCTGTCCCCAATGCCAGCGCCGGATCTTCTATGCCGCCACTTTCTTCGTATACGTTGGCAAATGTCTCGCCAGCGTTCATGGCGACTGAGGTGCCAAATGCGCCTGTGCCGGTTGCGAACCTTCTTAGCTTTGCGGTGCGGCGATTCTGCTCTTTCTTTACCATCGCCTTCGTAAAGGCCTCACCAGCTTTCTTCTTTACGTCACGCTCTACGCTTTCTTTGATGAGCTTCTTCGCGCCATACTGAACTAAGCCGCCAGTTACTCCGCCGCCAAGCACTGCCGTGCCGATACTGGGCAACGCCTGACCCAGCGTGTACGTCATCCATTGGACAGCATCTTCAGCGCCCTCAATATCTTCAACGCGCTCGAAATCACCGCCGATCTCTGCGGCTTCCTGCATCTTTTGGTTGTAGTATTCGAGGTACTCGTTTGTGGCGTCATCGTCGCCAATAGCGCTGCTAATTAGCGCTGGCAGTCCCCCGCCAAGCAGGCCTTGGGTCTGTTTTAGGCCAGACGAAAAGCCAGCAATAAACTGGGTTGAGCCTTCGTCTTCTTCCTGAAATGAGCTAGGTTGATCAGAGCCAATATAAAATGGTTTTGGCATTCTTACGGCCTCACGGGTTGCCGAACTTTGGAGATCCTGCTGCTGACCTGTCTTCGCGAACGTCCTTTCTGGTTCTCATGCGAGATCCCTCGACGTAACCGCGACCTGCCAATAGCCTTACTAGCTCCTCTTCGGTATCCGAGGTGGGCCTGCCGTTGTCGTTTGTGGTAGCAATCAAACGCAGCATTTCAGCGTCCGTAAAGACGATTTGCGCGTCTCCCAGAGGCTTCACTCTCGACAGAAGTCGCTCTAAGGGCTGGCGTCCCTGATCTATGTACTTCTTCAGCTCCACCCTGTAGTCGGTATTGTCTCGACCAGATCCGTACAGGACCGCAGATTCCGCGTAATTGCGAATATCGGCATCAGTCATTTCTTTGTCGGGCTTGCTTTTGAAGTAAGTCCTGATGTTTCCGCTGACGTCGGCTACCTTGGCCTCTCTCATTTGAGCTTCCATGGCCGCGACGTCTGCGTTGTATTTCGGTCTTCCGCCCTCACGATTGTTGATCATGGCGTTTTCCGCAATCGGGCGAATCCTGTTTACTTCTTGGCTTAACACGCTGAGAGACGCCACGCCGTCAAAGACTTCCTTGATCGGAGTGCTTGCCTGTCCAGCAGAAGGATTACGGTTCTCTGTCACGTCCGCCGGATAGAAATTTACTTGGTTAGTTTCTGGGTCTCTCACAGCAACAATCACTGACGCTCGTAGATTTCCCTCCTCATCAGCAGCGATTTGGTTGGTGCTGACATTCTCGACCACTGACCCTTTGTACTTTTGCGCCATAGGATTTGTAAAAGAGTCGTCAACAGTTTTCCCAACCAAGCCGCCTCGCTTTGAGACAAAAATCTTGTCAAAAGCTTCCAGCATTACAGGGTGCGAAGGGTCGATTTCTCCAGTCTGAAACTGCCTTGAAAGCTCTGAGGTCAGGCCTGCAAGGGTCTCCTGAAAATTTGGATCCATGATCTTCAGCAGGGACATCGCGTTACCTGACGTTTGATCTCCGATCTGCACAGGCGTATCGGTTATCTGAATTTGCTGAAGAATTTGCTCATCTGTGAACTGGCCACTATCAATCATGGAAAACACGTTTTGATATGCCGCCGCAGCCGTCTGTTGGTACTCGTCTTTTGCCGCATTTTTATTTGCAAGAATGGCTGCGTTAGATAGACCTTCTTGCTTGAGAAGCTCGGTTTGCGCTCTTGCTTCAGCAATATCTGTGTTTTGCTGAGTGATGCCCTGCTGGAATTTTCTGGTTTCCGCCGCCGCCTCCGCCGCCGCCTCTTTGGCATCTATGTCCGCTTCAAGCTGCCTCCGGCTTAATCCATACGCCCTGTCCAGCTTGGCCTGTGTTTCTTGAAACTGCCGCTCATCCCTAGCTGCCGCTTCAGTCAATCGGCGCTCTTCAAGAGCCATCTCTCTCTCGGTGTTGTACTGGTTTTGAACCAGACCAAATCCCTGAGTAAAGCCGTCAGCGAATCCGCCGTAAGAGGATGGGTAATATGATCTTCGAGCCATAGCTGACCTCTTAGAAGTCGAATAGTTTGTTGAGGAGGAAGAACGCGCCCAAGCCGATGGCTAGGGGAGCGGCGACCGTGGCTAAAACAGACCCTGCTGGGGCGGCGGCGGCACCTGTTCCTGCGGCTGCGCCAGCACCTGCGCCAGTGCCAGCACCTGCCGCTGAAGCGCCTCCAACGACTCCGCCTCCAGTAGCAAGTGCGCCTGTTGGCGTAGCGACGGCTCCAGCGGCTCCTCCAGCCACAGCACCTGAACCACCAAGCGCCCCAGCCGTAGTTCCCGCTGGGCTTGCTAGTGCGCCTAATGATGCTGGGTTTGATGCCGCAGTGAGAGCCTGACCAGCAGTCATTGGAGCACCAGCCGCAGGAGCAAGAGCTGGAGACTGGTTTACAAGAAGCTTTCCGCCAGAAAGCACTGCATCGCCAGTTAAAGCTGGAGCCTGAGATGGGGAAAACAGTCCGGAGGCGTAATTAGCTATGTCTTCTCCATACTCCCTCTGGACATAAGCCCCACCGACGCCTAACGCGGTGCCCGCAAGCTGTGCTCTTTGAGCTTTCTCCTGCGCCAGCATTTGCTGTCTGATGGCCTCACGCTCTGCCTCTTCTTGAGACATGGCCTGAAGACCAAGCATTGCCTTATTTCGGAGATTGTCTCCGGTAGCTATTAACGTCATGAGCCTGTCCCTTGTTGTGCGCGAGACTTCATTCCTATGGACCCGAGTCCACCCCCAAGAAGTGCGATCTTCCTGTCAACGTCTCTGTCTCTGGTGTCGTTCATGCCGCCAACCAGAGCGCTGGTCGTGGCGTTTGTGTTGTCTAGTTCCTTGCCCATAACGCCGTATCGCTCGAACTGGCGCGTGTACTGGTCTCTTGCACTCTGAGCGCCGCCCATGACAGCGTCTCTAGTGCGCTCCATGTCGCCCTCAAGAAACGTGGTGCCGGTGCGAGTAATCGTGCCCGCCAAGTAATCTTCAATCGGCGCGAAGCGAGTTAAGTAGTCTTGGGTCTGGGCGCGGATGATGTCTGCAAATAAGCGAGAAGCGCCCTCTTTGTCGTCTCCCAGATAAGCGTTTGGGTTGATTGTTCCGGTGGCTGCAAACTGTGCGGCTCTTGCCTCTTGCTCTGCGTCACCTGCCACGCCTCTGATCACATCTCCAAGTAAGCCGCCACCCGAGTAAGACTCGCCGCTCACTCCGGTAGTGGCAGGCTGGTAATTAGGCCCGTAAGTTGGAACGCCATCATCCCCAAAGTAAAACTGTGAAACCGCATCTCTGGCGTCTGGCCCTAGCTGGCCAATGAGAGTCGCAAAGTCCATCAGGGTCCGCCCTTGTCTTTCCCGAAGTAGTTAAATGCGTAGCCAGCGCCCATGCCTGCGGCAGTACCAAGTGCGTTCTGGCCCTGCATTTGATCAGCAAAATCCGTCATGGCCTGAGATCTGGCCTTGTCTTCCGCTGCTCTGGTGAGGCCGATCTGGCCCTGCATCGCCTCGCTCGCAACGCCCTGACCCATCTTGATCACGTTCTGGACGCCACCGAGGTATCGGTCAGTGTTGTTGATGCCTGCGTCTGCGGCGAGAAGGCCTCTTGCGGTGCCAAGCTTCGAGTACCCGTCCTGTAAGCCGCCAGAAAAACTTCCGGATGTGGGCGTCACTCCGCCCTTAGCGAGCAGTCCTGCCTGCAACTTCTGAAGCTGCGGGGAAAACTCTCGCTGTGCCGCATTAGATCCGGCGTCCATAGCCTTTTGGTACTGAGACGCATCGTCAGCCTGAAACACCTGCTGGATGTACATATCCTCCAGCGGGCGGAATACGCTCTGGTAGCGATTGAAGTATTGAGCCGACTGCTCCGCTAACGCTCTGTATGCTGGGGTTTCATCTGGCTGTTCTCCGCCTCCACCACCCATAACTTTCTCCTACAGATCTTTCCTATAAAGACTGGATACCTTTCGATATCCATGCTTTCTTGTGAGTCGCCCTATGGCGTCTATCGGGGTGACAAATTCAACAGCGTCGTGTCCCGTTTTTATGGCCAGCTCTTCCCACTCCTCGCGGTAGTGATCTGCTGTGCCGTACTCAGGGTCGTAAACAACCCAAAGCAAAAACTTGCTGATCCGCTCAAACTCGCAATACTGCGACTGAACTACAGCGAACCCCCTTTCTGTTCTGTCGCGATCCATGTACAGGAACGCTTTCTGACTCACGCAATAGGCGTAAATGTCCTCTGGGATCCACGGCGGATTGGTCGATTCTTTGACCAAAACAAGACCCTCGCGGACGGTTGGCCATACCTCTCTTATGTCAACCGGCTCCAAAGCCATACTTTTTCTCCGCGCACGGCAATGCCTGTGACTGGGCCACAAGCAATCCGTTGATATATAAGGAGTTTCCCGATCTGCCCCACGGGCGGGGTAATGCTTACATCATCATAACGCGATGTTGCTAAAACTCAACGTAACTACCACGTTATAAGGTTAAGTTCTGCCTCGGTTTCCGCCGCATTTATCTGCGCTCTCAGGCCTCTAGCCTTAACGTGACAGGCGTCAATGTGTGACGCTAGCGCCTGCCCTACCTGCTTCAATTCTGTGGCATTCAGGCTAACCGTGGAGTTATCGGACAAAGTCCATACCATTGTTAGCGTTGAATCTAACTGCGCTCTCTGAACTGCACTCATAATCCTAGACTGGCTGCGCTCATCGCACTGAAACGTGTGTGAGTTCCAATCAAATGTGCTGAACTCTTCTTGGTTTCTACAAGATTTGATGCGACTCCATGCCTGACTCTTCGCTTCATCGAGGTTCAGAACCCATGACGCGGACGTATAATCGAAGTAATGAGCGCCAGAAGGCCTGTCACCCTTCGGCCTGATTTCTCCAGAGGAAACGTAAAAGTCATCAGGGTCGCCATCTAAATCTACCTGCAAATAGCTTCTGCCAGCCACAACAGCCGCAGTGGCATTCTTTTTGACAGAAGTAATCCGGCCATCAGGCTCGTAAAATACTGCTGCGAATCTCATTTTTTGCTCGCCTGCACGACCATGCCAGCCTGCTCTCGTCTCCAGTAACCCTGACTGGCAGTTCCGCTATATGTTGCGTAAGCCTCGATGATATAGCTTTCATTTTGCGCAATCGGCGAGGGAAATTCGGCAAAAGTTGCATACTGTACTTCACGCCCCGGTCTGTCTATGGCCTGCCAGACCTGACCCCTTGGAGATGCTGCGTTCCCCGAAGAGTTTATTCTGTTTAGCCTCATGAAAATGCTTTCCTGCATACCATCTTGGTGCTGACTGCCAAGCACTCCGCCAAATCTTTGCCTGCCAAAGACCAAAACTGAGTTGATGTCCTGCCATCCATCGCCCCAATCAACATTCATTCTGACGCACTCTGTCCATGCGCTGGAATTAGCGCCTATTTTTATTTCTGTAGAGGGGGCCGCAAAGTCTTCTGAATCTGGGACGGTGATAGCATCGTCATCTATCTTCGCGGTCGTAACGCTAAGGTCTTTAATGACTGCGCCAGATGCCTCAAAGACCCCCGTACTCCCGTTAAACTTTATGTACTTGGACGCATCGCCCATATTGAACGCGGCATAGCCATTGACGTTACCGAGGAAAAATCCAGACGCGGTCGAGTTGTAGTTACCGACTGTTTCTCCGCTGATAACTTGGGTCTTACCCTGAAAGATTGCAAAGTTGTTTTGGTTGTCTATCTGGATCTGGCCGGAGGTAATCTTTCCCGCGTTTAAGCTGCCAATTTCAGCATCGGTGATCGTTCCCTTCTCTATCGTTGCCGCAGTGATTTGGCCGTTATGGATAAACGCATCTTTAATGTAAACGCCCGCAGGAACTGTAATCGCGTCTCCGTTATCGTCATACGCTTGGTTGCCGTCTGCATCCGTTACGTTGTGCGTTGTTGTGAAGACCTTGAACGGGTAGTTGTCACCGACGTTTGAGTTCTCAGTTGCAGTTGAGTCTGCATCAGAAGTAATCGCAAACCTATCCGCCGCGACAATGAATGCGGATCCTGTGCCTGTAGACGGCACTCCGGTGTTTGAAGTTGAGATCAAACCAAAACCAGCAACACTGCCGTTGTCATCTATCTTGATGGCGTATTTGCCCTCTATTCCGTTAATAGATGAGTGGTGCTGCTGAAGCGTTAAGGTCTCGCTACCGACTGTGGTGGTGTAATTGGTGATCCCGCTAGAGATTGCGCTATCAGCGGCGGTCTTGGTGTAGTAGTACTGCTGGAGATTGGCTGTATTAGTGTAGTCGCCCAGCTCGTTTTGCACGTAAGTTTCACTGGCAAGCCCTGAAGTGGCTGACGCTATGGCTGAGTCAGTGTTGGTTTTGGTGTAGTAATTTTGGTTTAGGCTGGCCGTGGTGGTGTAACTACCAAGCGCGTTTGTAACATAAGTCGTGCTGGCAAGGCCTGATGTTGCGGAGGCTATCGCCGAGTCGGCACCCGTCTTGGTGTAGTAATTTTGGTTTAGGCTGGCCGTGGTCGTATAATCGCCAAGCTCGTTCTGCACGTAAGTCTCACTGGCAAGGCCTGATGTTGCGGCAGATATTGCTGTGTCTGCACCCGTTTTGGTGTAGTAGTTTTGAGTCAAGCTGGCCGTGGTCGTGTAATCGCCAAGCTCGGTTTGAACATATGACTGGGATGCTAAGTTTGTGGTCGCCGCAGCAATCGCTGAGTCAGCCCCTGTTTTGGTGTAGTAATTTTGTTGCAGGCTCGCGGTCGTAGTGTAGCTGCCAAGCTGGGTCTGCACGTATGACTGAGAAGCTAGGTTTGTCGTCGCAGCAGAAATAGCGCCATTTACGCCGCTAATCGTGTAGTAATTAGTGTTTAACTCAGAAAGTGTTGAGACGTTCTGATCTTGTGTAGCCGACACAAAGTCAACCAGATTTGTGTAGTTACCCACCTCAGTCCAGTAAGCGCTTCCTGTCGCTGGCGTTTGATTGGTGGACGCTTGAGACGCCTTCCAGATCTTACCGCTGTAGGTGACCATGTCGTTTACGGCGTAGGTCGCGGATGAACTCCAAGCGTTGATTGAGTTGAGATCTGAAATATCGCTTTGGATGCCCGTGATATCGCTTTGGATGCCCGTGATATCGCTTTCGATGTCAGATATGTCCTGCTCTATCTGTGTGACGTCTGTCCCTGCATTACTAATAGCGGTATTCAAGCCGAGGCTGTTTACATCATCATCCAGAATGTCATCGATCAAGCCTGACACATACAGGTAGTCAATCGCAGTGGTCGCCGACGTTCCGGTTGAGCTATTAAATGCGGAGATTGCACCTAACCTATTAACCGCCCTTACCCAGTAGTAGTAAGTCGTACCACTGGCCAAACCGATGTCATGCCAGAAATGCGCGTCACCAAAATACTCATGATAGACGCCGTTTGCTTGCGCTACTGAAAGGTTATCTGCTGTGTGCCGGAAAATTTGAATCCTAGAATGGCCTCTGTATGGCGGCAAATTCCAGTTGAGAAAAATACGGCCAAATCCGCCACTGGCAGTCAAATTTGTGGGCTGTGTCGGCTGGTCTACTACACCACCGTCAGGATCGTTCGGATCTCCGCCAGCAACCACCTCTATGGTTCCGCTGTCAGTGACTAATCCAGATGCTTTTCTTAGGATGCCGGTGTCTAGCAGGTCTCTAAACGTGACCGCCCTGTCTATCAGGTTGCCGCGACGGCCAGTAAGCACGTCCAAGTTCTCTGATACAGACTCAGCAAAACGCCGCTCCTGACCTGAGATGTCGGTCGGAACTTTAGCCAGAGATTTCCGTATTAAGGACTTTAGCTTCATAGCTCAGCCATGGACTCCACGTACTTAACCATAGAAACGCCAGTGCGGGAGGATGAATCCGCTCTGTCGATCCTGACATCTATGTAAACTTCATTGTGCTTACTGCCGGACGGAAGGCGCTCTATCTGCTCGGCGTCTGATTCATGGCCCATGCCAAGAGAGTTGTCGGCAGTATCAAAATCTGTGGCGCGAATAGAAGCCCAGCCAGAGCGGCCCATTCCGTAAAGGGTGATAGCTCCAGCAGCCCCACCCGCACCTTCTGCGTTTATTTTCACCGCGCCGAAATTTACTGGTCGCGGAGAATAAAAGACCGAAGAGACGACCTTGGCCTCCATGAGGTCTGTGCCTTCAGCCCACTTCAGGATGTCTGTAGTGGCAGTGTTAGATGCGAGGTAAAGGGTGTCGCTTTTTAGATCGCTAAATCCCGCCGCTATCCTGCCCCACTCTCTGCCATCATTGGTGCCGTCGTCGTATGTCCCCTCCAGCCATGAAAAGCTAGGGGACTGTCCTCGGGGGTCGATCACAAAACCTGTTGACCTTAGAAAGCTGTTTACTGTTTCTGAAGTTTTTCCAAAGCCAATGTATTGGCCTTCCCAGAAAAATCCCTGCAACTCATCTTGCGCGGTAAAAGCATACTGGGACCACTGGTCCCTACTAAACACCATCTCTGTTAAGTTTCTTCCGCCAGAAGAGCTGAGCTGCATCATCCCATCAGGGGAGGGGTAGATAACCGAATCCCCCATCTCTGCAACACCTCTGGCGGATATGCAACTTTGAGGGAAGTCCAGCTCCGCTAGCGTCATACCGGCAGGGTCATTACCTGTAGCAATAGAAGGCTTGCCCTCTGTCAAAACCAAAATGCCATCAGGCAAATTTGCTAGCGCGACAATATTAAAGTTCGTTGTTAGCTGGTATTGCTCCGGCCATGCATGAGGTAAATAACGCTCGCTGAAGTAAAGGGTCTTGCCAGAGAATCCGGCAACAATGCCGTTACCAGCGTGCATGATTCCCTGCAAATCGGCAGGCGGCTCATCCCAGTCGGTGCTTGGCACTTCCTCGCCCAATCCAGAGTCTGAGGTAGAGTCAGTGAAAGCACTGCCGCTGTTTCCAGCCGAAGTAATACTGGTCAGAACGCGGAAAACGCCGTCCTCGTCAGTTCGATAAAACCTGATATTTTGAATATTTCTGCCTGACGGTGCAGCGCCCGCCTCAACCGTTACCGTCTGATCTGAATAGACATCTACGATATCAGTGGCCGTTACCGTGGAAGGCGGACCCTCTTCGCCAAAGTTAGTCACGTAGGTTATGGCATAGGCTCGGGATACAGGCGTTTCTGAATCTACGTTAGCCGACGTCGGGGGGCTAAGAGATACCGAGGGCGGGTTAGCTGGCTTGGGAACGCCAAGCTGATAGGGAGTAGAAAGGTTAGCGTCTGACTGACTATCTCGGACTCTCGGTGCAAGCGCTACTCCGGAGGCAACTTCTCCTGTGGTGTAAACCCTCTCAAAGGAATCATCAGGGACAGGGCTATCCATTATTGATACGAAGTCATCGAACGCCAGCCACTTGCCACCCTGAGTAAGGTAGATACGCTCAGTAGTGCCGACAAAGGAGTTGAGGTTTGCCGTGATGGATGCGGACGCTGGCTGCTTAAACGGCTTGATGTGGCCGTGGCCAAACTCAATGTTATAGGCCTCCTGCGCCATTCCGTCAGGCAGCTTCTTAGGGTCCACTTTTTCGGACATCCCGCGACAGTCTTGTATCGTGATCTCAGCCATTACTCTGCTTCCTGATCCCCGTCACCCCAGTGAACCACCACAAGCGCATTACATGACGAGCAGGACAAGTCTGTGATGGTCGTGTGTTCGCCGCCCTCTTCCCCTACGTCATAGTCACTGAGCCACTTCAGCTCGCCTTCGCATTTGTAGCAGTTCATTTCGCCCTCAACTTCATAATCTTGTCAGCGCCGCGAATACCGAAACTGGCGCTACAGCTAAGGAACAGCAGGTATGAAAACCAGTCCGGAAGCTTCTCCAGCTCCTGAAAGGCATCGCCTACGCGACCAATAATTTCTGGGTCATTCATTGCAACGCCCCACATGATGCAGAGGACGGGCGCGGTTAAAATTATCGTGAACCACTCGTCTTTCCAGCTATTCGCTGACGCATCAGCCATCTTCGATTCCCAGTCAGCGTTGTTCTGGATAACCTGAAGCTTGGCTTGATGCTTGGCTTGCCGCTCCTCATGCTTATTGTTGAGGTAGCCGCCAACCAAATTTGTAATAGGGCCAATCAATGCTTGCAACATTTCTTACCCCGACTGATCTGTGGTTAATGTGCTCGGGTACGCTCTTCCTTCGCCCCAGATAATTCTTACGGCCCCTTGTCCTCCATCGGCTGCACCGGCTGCTGAATCATCTTCTGAACCAGAGCCGCCACCGCCATAATTTTTTCCTGAACCACCAGAACCTGCATTTCCACCCACAGTACCAGAGGTATTGTCAACTCTAGTACCTGATGCGCCTTCTCCAAGCAATCCAACACCGCCTCCGCCAGCAGTTACCTTCGCTGTATAAGAGTTTACTCCTGAGTGACCTCCTCCTCCTCCGCCTGCGCCGCTAGTCGGTGCTCCAGTACCAGTTCCTCCGTTACCTCCATTTCCAGAGTAACCTCCGGCACCGCCTCCGCCTCCTGACTCATTGCCGTTGCTGCCACCGCCGCCATTGCCACCGTTGCCACCGCCGTCTGCTGTAGCATCTAAAGCGCCTCCTGCAGCAGTGCTATTAGAATTGTATGATCCTTTTGTTCCGCCAGTACCGGCTATTAACGTAGTGCTTCCTCTTTTAACTTCACTGGTGCCGCCACTCGTTGCATCATTGTTTCCAGCCGAAGAACCTCCGCTACCACCTGCACCTACGATAACAGTTAGGGTTTCGCCAGCAGTTACGCTGATATCATTTTTCCACCCAAGGCTACCTCCTCCGCCCCCGCCGCCAGAATACCCGTTTACTCCAGACGTAGACGCAGAACCTCCACCGCCTCCGCCAACGCAGACAATGCAGACAGTGCTGACCCCCGCTGGCACCGTAAAAGTTGTGGAGCCTACTGTAGTAAAATCCTGCTGACCAACCGGCGCTACCAGACCCACCCAGTTCCCTAATTTCAGCGAAGTATATTGCTCTCGCAGTGTCCAGATCCCAGAAAACCCGCTTTGGTTAGGAGCGTTAAGCGGCCCAACTATGCGGCCATTTTTCTTAATGAAGCTGTCTACAAACTTAAACGTCATGGGGTTTAGGCGTCGTCGTATTCGTCGTAAGAAATGATGATCTCGGCGTCGCCAGACACAGAAGCACCCGCCCTGATCGTGTCGCTTTCTTCCAGATAAATCGGGTTTTCTTTGTTGACGACAACCAGCGTGGAGTCCGCAGGCACAGCAATAGTGCTGGTCAAGCGATACTGAGTCGTCGCGCTGGAATCGTAGAAGCTTACGCTTACATCTACGTCTGCCGCGCCATCGACGTTTGAGACGATAATTGTATTTACCTTTATCAACTTGTCAGCGGGGCAAGTTAAGATGTCGGTAGTCAAAGTCGTTCCAAGCGCCGCGCCTACGGTTTTTCCATATAGGCTTGATACTTGAACAATGTTAGGTGCGGCCATGATCCATTCTCCTTTTGGCTAGCCGATAACTATGGCTTGGTAGGCCAAGTTATGTTGTGGGGGAACCCTGCCTGCTGCGGCACATCTCTTAGCGCCTGTCTATACGTCGTCATTTCTGAGGACATCGTTACATCACTCAGAGCGCACCAGTCCGTTTCAGATAACTTGTCATTTCTTGTTCTGCGAGCCTCCGCTGCTTTTTTATTTTCATAATCAGCAACTTCATTCTCAGTCATGGCTACGACAGTTTTTGTCAGCGTCCACAATCCCTCTACGAGAGACGGCTGAGAAGACACAACTACCTTATGAGTGGTTGGGTCATAGTCTGGCGCAGGCTGATACCCAACCGAAAAAACGCCGTGCATCGCAAGCGTGTTGCTTGATATCTCAGCGGGAAACGAAATCGTAGAGTTATCCGAGCGAAACTTTTCAATGCTGTATGGATATTCATATACTTGGTCGTCTATAATTTTTACTAGCATCGTTTATTCCTCATCAAACACCGTAGTGCCAAACACCAGCGCTTGTCTGTACGTAGAGGTTTTCTCCACGAGAATCAAAAAATATTCCGCTCACGCCAGTCGGACCTTCGTCAGTCAACGTAAGCTCTTTCGATAAAGACGCCGTGCTAATGTCCCAAGCAGTACTTAGAGCGTATTCCCAAACACTATTATTCCCGCCAACGTACATCTTCGTGCCGTCATATTTGAAAGAAACCCCGTTAGGGAAAGCAGTTTGAGTTGCAACACTAAAGTTTTGAGAATAGCTGGCGGTGGTTAAATCCCAGCCGGTAGATAAGTTGTACTCGTTTATGTCATCCCCAGTGCCGCCCACAATGTACATCTTGGTGCCATCAGAACGAAAAAAAATGCCTGTCGGAGCTGTATCTTGGTTGCCGACTTGAAAAGTGTTGCCAGCGCTATTGGTGGAGAAATCCCAAGCAGTGCTAAAAGTCCACTCTTTTACGGTATCAGTACCAGTGCCGATCTGATAAATCGCTTTACCGTCAGGCTTAAAAAATAGTCCGGTAAGGGTTGTCTCTCCAGAATCTAACACATAACTGTAGTTATTGTAGGTCGCTGTTGTAATGTCCCACGCAGTGCTTAGGTCGTAAAAATATATGCGCCTGCCAGCAACCTCCGTAATGTACATTACGGTGCCGTCGCTCTTAAAAAAGATATCGGAACGAGAAGAGCCTTGCGAAGTCAAGCTGAAATCTGCTGGCCCAATCTCATATTGAGTAACTTTATCTGCACCGTTATCGGTGCAATAAAATGCACCTCCGTCTGGCCTGAAGTGAACGGACAGAACTATTCCGTTTTGGCTCAGCACGGAGTAGCTCTTTGCAAAAGTTGCTGTGCTAACGTCCCACGCAGTAGACAAGCCATATTGATGGACGGAGTCTGCCTGAAAGCCTGAGACATACATCCTAGTTCCATCCCCACTGAAAGAGAGGCCAGTGGGAGCGGTTTCTTCGTTTGAGATATCAAAAGACTGATTGGCGCTTAGTGTTGTTACATCCCACGGAGTGCTGAAGTCGTACTCAAAAACTAAATTTTGGTTGTAATCAACTGTGTACAGTTTGCTCCCGTTAGGGCTAATAAAAAGATCATTCGCATTAGCGTTATTTGAATTGACACTAGTAAATGTAAAACTGTCGCCGGAGTAGCTAGCGGTGCTTAAATCCCATGCAGTGCTTAGGTCGTATGCAAATACTGCGTCGTTATCATTCCCAGATATAAAAAATTGAGTGCCATCTGGGTGGAAAACTATTCCAGATGGGCCAGTGTCTTGAGAAGAAATGGAAAACTTTGTAACGTAACTAGCGGAGCTAATATCCCACGCATTAGTTAGGTCGTACTGATTAACATCATCTCCTGTAGTTCCAAGAACATACATTTTTGTCCCGTCCGGTTTAAACCAAATACCAGTTGGGGCGGTCTCCTGAGAAGCAACACTAAACAATCGAACATAAGAAGCGTTGTCTAAGTCCCAAGCTTCTGAGGAGTTTGCTTTCAAATAGAAATAACTTAAATCCCAAGCATTAGCATCAGGTGCCCCTTCCTTACCGCCAGCAGCCGCAATTAAAGATGCCGTTAGATTCTTCATTACGTGTAGCTTCCAACGTAAGCGCCATACAAGGTAGTGCTGACTTTCCAAAGCACCAAGGTATCGTTAGCCGTCAGGGTTGGCGCGGTGTTACCAGTAGCCGTCACCCACGTAATCGTGGGCCATGTAACGGTGTATGTCGCACCTCCATTCAGCATGAGCACAACGCTTTCACCAGACGAAAGAGAGTCCGTGAACGTCGTATTTGCGGATAAAGTTTTTGTTTGTATCCTGCCGTTTGCCGCGTCGATATCGGTGCCGCTGAATGCGTACACCGTTTCAGTGTGGGTCGCGTAGCTCGACAAGTCGGGCGGAGTAAACGTAAACACGCCACCCGAGTACGAAAGAGCCGACGTGCCCACTGGGTTTGTGGATATAGAAAAGTCGGTGAGAGAAATGTTGTCGTCCTCTCCGTCCCAACGAGCCTTCGTGCTGTTATATGTGTATACAGCTCCGTTGACAGTTACGGTCTGACCGTCCGTGGGGGAGTTAGGAAAATCATAAGCAGCCATTCAGTATTCTCCTTAACTACCGAAAAAGAAGTTCAGGGCAACATTCTTTGATACAACCAAAGCCCCAGAACCGCCGCCCGTGGGGTTCGCCTGCACCCACTGGTTGGAGTCGCCGTCGTTGTAATACACGTAGGTCTTGAGCGCGTTGGGATCGAACCAGAGGTCGCCACTGCTCGGACTGCTAGGCGCGGTTTCTGAGACGGTTACTGATGAGCCGCCGCCGCTACCGCCAGACTGGTTCACCCAATCGTAGTCTGATCCCGTCCAGCTCAGAACTTGGTTGGCGCTAGCAGTGCTGGTGTTCAAGTGGCTATCAACACTGCTGTTGTTGTAAGAACCTCCGCTTGGAGATACCGCATCCCAACGACTGTTGGCGTTGTCCCAAGTCAGTACCTGCCCGTCTGTGGGCGTCATGGCGTTTACATCAGAGAGATCTTCGATGCTTTGGCCGCTGATGCCTGTTAAGTAGCTAGATAAATCTGGCGGCGTATAAGTGAAAGCGCCTGTGCTGTTGTTGTAGCTAAGGGCTGCTGTACCGGCGGAGTTTGTCGTAACGGAAATATCGGTAAGGGCTATACCCTGAGCTACCCAGTCGTAATCTGACCCTGTCCAGCTTAAAACTTGATTAGAGCTAGCGGTGCCAGTGTTCAGATGCGTATCGACAGCAGAATCGCTGTACGTTGAATCTATCGAATTGATCCACGCCGTACCGTTGTATTTCAGAACCTGTCCACTAGAGGCGCTAGTGATAGTGACATCAGAAAGAGCGCCAATCGCTTCGCCGCTGATCCCAGTCAGGTACGAGCCAAGGTCACTAATCTGGCTTTCAGTAATAGACAGCGCTGCTTGATGGGTTGTTACATCGCTCTGAGTTACCGTGTAGCTTGTAAGGTAGCTAGACAGGTCTGGCGGCGTGTAGCTAAACGCGCCGGTCGAGTTGTTATAACTGAGAGCCGCAGTGCCAGCGGCATTAGTCGTCACGGACAGATCTGTCAGCGCTATGCCGCCAGCGTCGGCGGCGTTCACCCACGCAGTGCCGTTGTATTTAAGCACCTGTCCATTAGACGCTGATGTAATCGTTACGTCTGAAACGTCGTCTAGCGCTACGCTTGTTAGGTAACTGGATAAGTCTGGGGGTGTATAGGTAAACACCCCTGTAGAATTGCTGTAACTAAGAGCGGCAGTGCCAGCGGAGTTGGTTGTGACAGAAAGGTCTTGCCTGCTGATGTACGAAGTTGTCCATGCGTAATCTGTCCCGTTCCAAAAAAGGACTCCGTATTGTGGGGCAACACTTGTATTTAAATGATTGTCAACTTGATCATGTATGTAGGTGCCGATATTGGTGGCATCCCAACGGCTGTTCCCAGCATCCCACCCAAGCACATAGTTAGTTGCTCCCGTGATGGAGCTATTTACGTCGGATAAGTCTCCGATGCTTTGACTTGAAATGCCGGTAAGGTAACTAGACAGGTCTGGTGGGGTGTAACTAAATGTACCAGTCGTATTGTTGTAGCTCAGCGCCGCCGTGCCTGCCGCATTAGTTGTGACAGAGATATCAGTTAAGGCGATGCCGCCAGATTGCGCTACCCAGTCATAGTCTGAGCCATTCCAGCTAAGGACTTCGTTTGTTGCTGCCGAACTTTGGTTTAGGTGAAAGTCTACATAGCTGTTTACATTGTTAGGCGTTATACCAACTTGCGCGTCCCACCGGCTATTTGTAGCGTCCCACCCAAGAACGTGATTACCTGATCCAGTAATAGAACTGTTTACGTCAGATAAATCTCCAATGCTCTCGTTGGTAATGCCGGTCAGATATGTTCCAAGATCGCTAATCTGAGATTCAGTGATCGAAAGAGCGGCTTGGTGAGTCGTTACGTCGCTTTGAGTAACCGTATAGCTGGTTAGATAGCTGGATAGGTCTGGGGGCGTATAGCTAAACACCCCTGTGCTATTGCTATATGACAGTGCCGCTGTGCCTGCGGTATTGGTCGTAACAGAGAGGTCGGTCAACGCAATACCGCCACTCGCTGTAGCTGGCTCCCACTGACTGTTTGCATTGTCCCAAGTTAGAACCTGCCCATCAGTCGGCGCTGTCGTTGATGTATCTACATCACTAAGGTCATCAATCTGCGCGGCTCGCGGGATGATGATCTCCCCCGCCATTGCGCCGTGAGCAGAGCAGTTGTAGTAGAGCTTAGACGGCGCGTCCTGCGGAACAACAAACTTAATCGTCCCGCTCGCAGTTCCGTTGTTGGTTACACCGTCAGAATAAGCGTTGCCCGTGCCGGTGCCAGAGACCGTCTTGATGTAAAACGGATGACCTGTAGCATCCACTGCAAACTCGTAAGTCTTGCCTCTGTGCAGGTAAAGCGTCGGGTTACTGTCGCTATCGGTGCCGAAACCGTTGAAGACGTAAGCGCTTGAGCCGCTAGCAGTGACCGCGAAGTATCCGTCAGATGTGGCAACGTCCCACACACCGAGTGTGGCGTTATAGATGAATCCGTTGAAAAGGTCGCCGCCTGATGGGCTGTCTGGGAAGTTCATTTAAAGGCCTCCAATCCTTTGGCACGTTATTTCTGCCGCCATATCGCCTGACCTGTTTGTTTCTGTTGAAGTGGCTCTGAGTACATAGGTGGTAGTGACAGGTATAAGCTTGAACCAAGTAAGCTCTTGCGGAACCGTATGATCTACATCGTCCCCGCCTAAAGTTACTCCGTCGCTAGTATTAAGAGGGTTTTGAGTTGTATAAACTGATTCGCTATATCTGTCTTGTGTTTCTAGCTTTATGTCTGCATATACCGGTTGAAAAGCGCTAGTGGTATAGGTTCCTGTGCCAATAGACATATGAACCTGAACCAACCACCATCCTTCAGCCAAAACTTTGGAAGAACCATCTAAAAACGAACTATTGCGTCCGAAATAAGCATTGTTAAGATCGCTCGCCCAAAAACCCCACGTAGCAGGCGTACTTCTGTACGCAAGGCCCATATGTCTGTTGTTTACAACGTGATTGGTGTCTCGCATTGCCCTGAACGTATTTACACCAGAGTTTAATGATGACGAACCGACTGCCACCCAAACGCCATCTGCTCCACTGTATACATACGTCACCCCATTGCTCTCTGAGAACCAAGGTTGACCGTCGATTGGGTTTGATGGCTTTGTAGACGCAGTCTCTACAAATGAATCGGCAACTAAGTTAGCCCAAGAGCCGTTCTTTCTTATGTACTGCGTACCATCTGAAGGCGCGTCTTCTAACTTATCTGTATTTAAGTTAGAAAAGTTTGCGTCCATCTCAGTGGCGGTGAGCGGCGACCCTTTGCCTGATACTGTGACAACGGTAGCCATCAGTCGCCCCTTACTAATTGAAATGTTAACTGCACATCTAGCTTGTCATTGCTGGTAGCGGAGCTACCGGCCTTCGCCCGTACCCTGACTCTGTTTGCAGTTAAATTTGATACAATGACAATGATGCTAATCGTTCCAGAGCCTCCCCATACCTCGTTTGCTGCCTTGCCCGCGTAACTCCTACGATCCGCAAAACTATTGCCGGTAACATTAGAGTAGCTAGTACCGCCGTCTGTTGACTGTTCTAGGCTCGCCCCTAGCGTTAGGGGACTTGCGGTTCTGCTGGTGCCATTGGTTCCGTAGAAATTAAAGTCGGCCCTGACTAACCAAGTTCCAGTTTGAGTAAAGGTAAAAACCCCAGACGATTCACTCATATTGCCATTTATATGATTGCTTGAGCGAGTCCAACCGGAAGTTACTACAGCGTCATGCGAGCTTGAAAAGGATACGGTGCCGCTATCCCACTGCTCTATAACAGTGGCGCGATTAGTCCATTGCTGATACGTCGGGCTACTAGAGGTGCCGTCGTATACTAAAATATCTTGATCTTGAGGAGACGTAATTGATACATCGTCTAAGTCCGTCAAATTAGACGCGCCGCCTAGCGACCCAGTCGGAGCACCAGTAGCCACCCACTGTGAAGATGTTCCATCGTCGTAATACACGTAAGTAACGCCATTACTTTCTGAATACCAAACGTCTCCATCAGATGGGGACGACGGTGCTGTGCTGGATGTTGTGATCGTGGCAGCAGCAGCAGTAACCGCCGCCCACGCACCAGACTGACGGGCATAGGTAGTTCCGTCAGATGGAGCATCCTCGATCTTGTCTGTATTCAGGTTAGTGAAATTAGAGTCCACCTCTGTGTTAGTCAGAGGTGAACCCTTTCCACTACGAGTGACAATGGTTGCCATCGTGGTTTCCTATATTAGGAAGCTGAGACCGTGATAGTCCAAGTAATGGTCATGCTGTCGTCAGCGGCCTTGGTCACAGTTCCGAAGACCGTGCGGCAGAGCATGGTTCCTGCTGAAGAGGCATTGAAAATACCGGCTTCGGTCAATGAACCAGTTCCGTCACCTGCACTCCAGCTACAGACATAAGCAATTGCATTATCTGTAACCGTGGTGCTGGTCAGGGCGTTGCGGTCCAGCTCAGTACCCAGAGTGGTATCACCAGCCGCCGCAGCAGTAGAGCCAGTGCCCACTGCCATGTGGCTCATTACGTTCTCGCTCGTACCGCTCATGCGAGATGCAATGTAGTCCAGTCCAGTATCGACGATCAGGTTTTCAACCTTTTTCTCGTCTTTGATATTTCCGTCAGGGCCACGAACTACAATGTCCAGTGTTCCCTTCGCTTTCAGTCCATCGATGATCATGGCTTATATCCTTTAGGTTAAGGTTCGTTTGACTCCGACAAAGTCGTCGCTGAAATAGTCAGTGCTACTGACGTAGCTCTGAGCCAGAAGAACGCCCGTGTCGGAGCAATTAGCGGGGTCTTCTAGGGTCTTGGAGAATGCGGCGGCGTAGGCGTCCGCTGCATCGAAGGTGTTTGACTTGCTAGCGCCGACTGAAATAGCAGCGCTATCAGATGCATTGGCTGTGTTGCTTGGATTTAGGACGTTGTCTTCAACAAGAGCGAACGCATCCGAAATGTCAGCAGTGTCGGCAATGACTTTAGAAATAGACTTAGCAAACGTGTCGGTGACTGAGGGCGTTTCCGTCTTAACAAGAGACAGAGCCAGCACAGCGTTCTCTGAAACGTCAGCCTGCTCGCTAAAGCCCTTACCGAACTCAAACAGCGGACTGTCCGTGATGCCAGCGCTGTCTGACTTCGATGGATCGACCGACTTGCCTATCTGCTCTGATACAGAAGGCGCTTCGCTGACAGGCTTACTAAACGAAGAGGCATAAGTATCTGTCGCGGACGGCGCTTCTGAGAGGGGCTTGGTATAGCCCAAAGCGGCTACGTCCGTGACGCCCGCCGTGTTTTGCTGCTCACGGTCGAGGCCATCAACCATTGTATTTGAAATGTTGTCGCTGACCGATACCGAGTCAGAGAATGATCGGTTGTAGGCCATGGCCCTGACCAGCACGTCGCTCATTCCGGCGGTGTCTGATAAGGCCTTGTCAACAACAAAAACCTGCGCGTCGGTGACGGCAGGCGTTTCGCTCGGATTCTTACCAAAAGCAGTGACGTGGGTGTCGGAACTGGTAAACGTGTCTGATACAGGTCGGCTAACAGCCTTCGCGGGAACGTCTGACAAAGACCCTGTATCTGACAGCGCCTTAGAAGCATCGTAAGTCAGAACATCCGAAATGCTTGGCGCTTCTGAAAGACCTTTGCCAAACTCAGTGCTAATTGAGTCGGAAACGGTCCCCATCGAAACCACATCGGACACGTTCTTGAACAGGTGCGCGGCGTAAAGATCGGAACTGCCTGCCGAGTCTGCAATGGCTTTTTCCACAGCAAAAGCGATAGCATCATCAAACTCGGGGCTTTCAAAGAAAGTTCTAACAAGGCCAACAAGAAGCGACCCAGAATCCAAATGCACGTTAGTCGCAACTAGGTTGCTGACTTCTACATCAGATATGGATAGCTTGCCTTGAGCCGCCATGGCCTTGAGCAAAGCACGTTGTATGCTCGCTCGAATCATCCGAAGGCTTCTCTCACTTTAAGCTTCAGCAGATCGTTGACGGTCTGAACTTCTCCGCCCTGAAACGTAGCCTCGATCTCAGCCTCAAAAACACCTGCCGTATCAAGAGTTCCGGTCGGAAAGTCAGTGCTCGCTATGCCGTTTTCAGCATCAGTCACCGTCATGGTGAGTGTCGCTTTGACTGTGGACGCGCCGATCTCTCTGATCCGCAAGCGCACAGTTGCGCCATTAAGGTCAATCGGTGCCCACGTAGAAGAGTCTTCTGGGTCTAGCGTCTGGCCGGTTGCCGCCTCAGATGCATCCTTCAGCGTGACAACAACACGCGGAAGCGTGTCGCCCTGAACCAACTCTAGAGTGTCGGAGTACGCCATTAGATAAACGCCCTCGATTTAACAGTTAGGGATCCACCGCTGTAGCCGTATTTCACTTCGCGAGTCACCTGCCCTACCCGCTGGTCAAACAGCGCTTTGTTTGATTGAGCAGCACCCATATTTGACCAAGGCTGGTTGGTCATCATTTGCAGACGATAGATCGCGCCGTGAACAAGCGGCTCTTTGTATTCCTCACCAATCGTGTCGGGAATACTGGTCGATGACGGAGACGGCTTTACTGAGTACAGAACCTTCAGCGTCTCGCGCTCAGAAGGCGTCGGGCCAAGATAGAAAACTGTGTTATCTCTCTGCGAGTAATACCTTGGCTTCGCCTTCTGAGTTCCGTCACCAGTTACCTCTAGCAGGCGGGTGTATGAAACCGGCGAGAGAGTCTGTCTGTTTCGATAAATATCAATTATGTGATTCAGTTCTGTCCCTGTAGGGATCGTGACCTCGTACTCTGTAATGTTGGGGATTACGAGAAAGTCTTCAGGGTCGGGTCGATAGATATCGGTTTTGACGCAGAACTCTACCGCTGACTCTCGAAGCGCTCGCTCAATCAAAAAGTCAGGCGCTCCATGAGCCTCTGGCCTGACGTACTCTGCAATCTCCAGATAGCGCACTGTTACGCCCTCTGCGCGTTGCGGTCAGGGTTATTTGGGCGTGGATCTGTTGCCGCGTCAGCGCGTGTCTTGATTCCCAGAGCATTGGCAAATGATTGATAGTGCATCATCGAGCGCTCAGCGTTGCCTGCGTACTCGCTGTCCTTTTGATATGCGCGATACAAAACATAATCGAGCAAGGCGTTAGCGTAGATGTCGTCCAGCGTGATCGTGGTGGTATCAGTGCTGAAGTTGGAAATAGAAATGTCTGATGGCGCAGAGCTGACTACAATTTCTAAATCGAAACTGGCAGTAGCATTCGGATAGACGTAAAAGTTCTTGGGGTTGCCTGAGTCGTAGACGAAGTGCTCTATCTTCTTAGTGCTGTCAGCAGTAGCGCTGTGCCAATCGGGCAGCGTCTCGTCCAGTATCTTTCTGTCTATCTGAGTAACCGCACGGCCACCCACATTGCGAACAACATCAATCAGCCGCAGGTGAGTTGCTTCGAGAGTCTGCTTACTGCCAGCCGCGCAAGTGAAGGTGGTGTTGCTGGTGTTGGCGTCAGGTCGATGGAGAACCACCTCGCGCTGAGAATCATTGAAGAACTTTAGAAGCTCGTCATTTGGGAACCTGACATTAGAGGTGTCCTGAAGAATAATGCTGGCGCGATCCAACACATCTACGACTTTAGTCGTTGCCATTTACAGGCTCCCACTCGATCACTTCGAGGTCTGGATTGTTTGCAAAACCCTCGCTGTAAGGCCACTCGACACCAGTGACAATATTGCGAAGGGTTTTAGGAATTCGTTTCGGCAAAACTTTCTCAGGCTCCTTGCCATTTTTTCGGAGCCTATTTACCTGATCCTGCATCGCATCAAGAGTCATGCGACGGTCAAGGGTGACGTCGAACTTCTCTTTGGCTTCGATGTACAGGTCGTCCTTCTCGGTTCGTGCTTCTTCCACGCTAATCTCCAGTAAGAAGAAAAGGGGGAGGAAACCCTCCCCCGTCAGTCCTTAGACCTTCCACTTACCTACAGCGAGGCAGTCAGGAGTTACGACCTTGCGACCGTAAACTTTCAGACCACGAACGCCGTCGCCGAAGGTGCTCTCAAGGCGAACGGTCTCAGTGTTGGTGAACTGAGAGGCGAACGTGATTGCCTTGGGGTGACCCGCGAGGACGTGGGTGTAGGTAGCATCAGTACCTGAAGCTGGGGTGTAGAGCAGGTTGCTCTGATAAACCGTGAAGCGGTCTACCGTACCCACCTGACCGTTACGGAGAGGCGAGGTCGCATCACCAGTCAAGTACGCTTGACGCAGCTCGCTCTGCTTGAGCAGAGAGATCATGCTGGGAGGCAGAACGATGAAGCGTCCCTCTTCGGGGATGTTCAGCTCGTCCAGTTCCTTAGCAATGTCAAGGATGCTAGCGAGAATGTTGCTAGACGTGATCGTAGTCTGAGCGCCGATAGTGGTTGCGCCAGTTACGACGTTAGCCAGAACGTCAGTCTCGACTGCGATACGCATTTGCTCAGCGGCATCCTTGGAAGCCTCTGCCAGCATATCGATGTCGCCCTGTGCAGACAGAACGTCGTCGATCTTGAACGCATAGCTCTTAGCCTGATCGATAAGCAGCTCGACCGTGCTGGTGGTCAAGTCAGCGTAGCTGACAGTACCAGTGTAGTCGGCAATGCTTACTGCGGGAACGGTACGAATGTGTACCTTGTCGCCCTGACCAGAGATCTCGCCTTCGTAGTCGGTGTTAGAAATAGCAGGAAGTACAGACGAGCTGTAGAACTTAGCCTGCAACAGTTTTGAAAAGACTTCTGGGATGAAGCCGCCCTGATTAGCAGCGTAAGTAAACGCCGCGCCAGAGCCGTTAGCACCAATAGCCATCGTTAAATACCTCTATGCAAGAGTTGTATTAACGCCGGATTCGGTCTTGCCTCCACGCTTCCATCACTGCTTCTTGGTTCGCTTCAAAGTCCTTCAGCGACATCGCATTGATTTCCGCCCGAGACCAGATTTTTTGTCCGGCACCAGTATCAGGCTTTCTCGATTTCGGGAGCTTTGGCTCTGCCGCAGCTTTCGCCTTTTCGAGCGCCTTCTCTTGCGGCGTCGGTTGTCCGAATCCCATATCGCTCTTGAACTTGTTCAACAGATAAACAACTTCTGGCACGTTTCCGCGCTCAGCGTAGCGTTGCATCTCGTCGCTCTGTACCTCCAGCCAGTCAGCCCAGTCTCCTGACTCAACGATATTGTCGAGGTCAGGGTGAGCTTCCCTGATGAGAGCTATGTGCCGCTCTTGCGCTTTCGCATGGGCCTCTTGGTCTCTCATCTGCCGGAGTTGTTCAAGCTCGGCATTGGTTTCGGCAACTTGTGCTTGCGTCCTTTCCATCTGATCCAGAATTGGTGCCGCTAAGTCTGGGTACTCTTCCCTGACCTGCTTCAACTTCTCCAGATCGACGTCTTTCTCTGCAAGCTGACGCTTCAGGTTGCTCAACTCAGCCATTGTCTGCTCGTGCAAACGTCGCAGCTCTTTAGCCTCAGTTGTTGCCTGAGTCATCTTCCTTTGCGCATTCTTGTAGCGTTCGTCAGCCTTTTTCAGGGCTAACTCCGTCTCAGACAATTCGCCGCGTTCGTCTTCGACGGGAGCCTCGACAGGTTCTTCGGCAGTATCCGTTGGCTCTTCGGGTGCCTCTGCCTCAACCTCCTGCTGAACTTCCTCTGGCGTTTCCTCTTCTTGAGGGGCCGGAACTTCACCTTTCAGTTGGGCCATTAACTCCTGTGCTTCCGCTTCAAGTTTTGCTGGATCTACTTTCATCTTCCGGTTCCTATTAAGGGTGTCCGTCAGTCGATGCTTGGGGGTCGTATCTTCAACGACCGCTCTGCTTCGATAACCGCTTCAGCGGCTTGTTCTAGTTCGAGCACTTCACGCAGCTCAGCCACGCGGCCCTGCTCAAACCTAAAATCGTTTTTATCCGCAGACTCTAATTTGGTCTGAGCGTCAGCCAATCGCCCCGCCAGCAACTCCATTAGGAGGGGCCATTCCTCCGTCAGGGCTAAGACCTTGATCGCCCGCGCCTGACGCGGCGAGCATTTGCTGTTGCTGTAATAACGCTTGTTGCTCGGCAATTAGCTGTTCCTCAGACTTGATAACGTCAGCAGGATCGATGTCCATGCTCTGCGCGATGTCACGCAGGAGCTTGCCTCGATCTACTAGCTGAGAGTCCATGGGGTTTGAAACCAGAGAGAGGAATTGAAGAAGTCTCTGGCTCTGCACTTCTTTCTGCACAAGTGCGGTGCTACCGCGAGCTACGACCTTGAGGTCGCCCTTCGCTCGCTCATTCGTTCCGAACTCCATATTGAAGTGGAACAATGATTCAATCATAGGGCGTATAAGGAAATCGTCAATGTTTTTGATGGTGCTTTTGAGCGCTACGTTAGCCGCTCCCATCAGCATTGAGATACCTGTCGCCGTCTTGTTCAGGCTCTTCGTTTGCTCGCCGTGAGTATAAGACGGTAAGGATGTCGTCTCGTCGGCAAAGCGCCGGAAGATCTCGATGATTTGGTTCAGGCCATTTGCGTTCGCGACAGGCTGGTAGTACCTGATCGCTGGCATTGACCCGTCTCCGCCCGAGCGTAAAAAGACTCGCCACGGATGGAGGTCGGTTGGATCCTCGCCCGCCGCGAGCAGGTCGGTGTTTACTTCCACCATCGGACCAGAAGACAGGGCCATGTTGTCGAGCCAGATACGAGTGGCCGCATTCATGGTTTGCTGTGAGTCACGCATCATGCGCGGTACGCCTACGCCCCAGAACTGGTGGGGAGTGCGCTCATACGGGAAGATGTTGTACGGAATCCGGTAGCCCTTCACTGGATTCAGTGAGGCTTTGATGACCTTTCCTGAGACAATCCATACGTTTGCGTCAAAGTCTTGGCTGGGATCTGCACCCTCCGGTAGCTCGACCCCAGAGTCTTTGAGGTCGTATCCGTCAATGGATCCCCAAAACTCCAGCAACTCATACCGATTCGAATCACCGTGCTCGTTAATACCAGCGATCTGGCGACGAGTCCTTTCGTGATCCTCTTCTTCATGGTTTCCTGTACGGTTGTCCCGCAACATCGCGAGAATAATTTCTGCATCGAAAGATGGCGTTTCGGCCAACTCTCGGAACTGTCTTCGCGTTAGGACATGACGGCGGAACATTCCGTGGCAGTCATCAAGACTGGTGCAGAACGGATCGGGGTAGAGATCGAAAATTGATACTGACTCAATCTCTGGCCGAACCTGCTCTTCCATGACCATAGCGTAGGTTGACCGACCCATCTCATCCTGCATCCGCTGGTAGGACTGAACTCGGTCGATCTTTACGGTGCCTGACTTGATGGCACCGGAGCCAAAGATACAGGCCTCAAGGATGGCCTCCTTCATCTTCTGCTCTGTGTTCTCTTCGATAAGCTGGTCTTCGATGTCCTTCTGCATTTCCTCAGAAGCCATCATTGCCAGTCGCTCTTCTTGTTCCTGCAATCCCTGACGGATCGCCTCTTCATTCTCTGCCAGAACCTGACGAATTACCTCTTCAGGCTGGCCTTGGCCAAGCTCGACGATGTTCTGAATCAACATCTGCTGCATCTCGGCCCGCTTGATCGGATTGATCTTGGGGCGAGGCGTAGGCTCTACGCCGAAGAATGCGTCACCACTCTGGAACAACAGGTCAACAAGCCTGCTGTATGCCGCCATAACCTTGGTGCGAGACAGGCCAACAAAGACCTTGCTGCGAGATCCAGAGGCTTCTTCTAGGCGAGCGAGAGTATTGGGGTCATACTGCCCAGAGAACTGACGCAGATCCTTGATCCACTCATCTTCAGTTTCCTTGCGGGCATCTTTGTACTCGGTAAACAAGGACTGAAGCCTTGAGCCGAGATTTTGAAGTTCGCTCTCTTGAGTGCTGTCCGGATTCTCAACATCAAACCCGACACCCTCTTCGAGGTATTCGTCCATTACCATCCCACCACGGTGTCAACAGTTTTGAAGCGCCTGCCGACCGACAACACTTTAGGTCGCGGCATAGAAGCCAATCCGTGGAGGGCAATGGCAAAAGCCATCACCCGATCATCATAACAGCCGTTTTGAGCATTGGTAGTCCCTTTTTCGTCAATAACATACGTGCGCAACTCTTTGATTAACTCAAGGTCTGCAATGCCAGAATCCCTCTGCCGAAGTAACGCGGCGAGGTTGTCGATAATCAGCGGCTTGGTTTTGCTCGTTGTCAGGAAACCACCGCGCTTCGTCATTCGGTCTCCGTATGCGCCGTCCACAGAACTTTCAATAAACAGAGACGGGTAGTTCAATTCTTGCAACCGGCGGAGCGTAGTCAGTCCGTGGTTGTTTCTCTCGACAATGATGTAGGCGCTGTTGTACCGCTGGCCGATCATGCCGACGATGTTGCCCCACTCCCACGGATCAATGTGCCCGTGGTAGCAAGCAACCTGCCTGCCACGCGAGTCCAGTACCTGCGCCACGGAGTAGTCGCCGTAGGCCAATCCCTCCGCGACGTCCACGCCAATGACGTAGGAATCGTCTGGATTGGGCGGATACCACTCGCGATATGGGCCAGAGGAGCGCTCAGACATCCCGTCGCTGCGGAACTCACCGATAAAGTCAGGCGTGTAGCACTCCTTCTCGGCATCAGCGAGAACGTCATCCTCCACAAAACAACGACCAGACGTGAGGAACGCCTCAATCGGGGTGGACGGATACTCCTGCTTAAAAAGGTCATGCCCGCCCAGCTCGTCCATTTTGTTGCGGCGGAACTGGAGCTGTTCATCATCCAGCCCATACTTAGCCGCCATCTGCTCCTCGTCCTTGGTCCGCTCGAAGTACGGGCGCACTGGGGCGCGGTACTCGGACATGGCATACCAAGGCACAAAGCAGGTAATCCAGTCAGTTTCCCCGCGCAGAGACTTCATGACTTGGTCATAGAACCAGCCACCCGCCCCGTTGGCGGTGGACTCAAGGATTACTTCACTGCCCTTTCCACCTACCGTCTGTAGCAAACCGGCTACGATGTCTGCCCCCTGCGGGTAGAAGGCGACCTCCGATCCATGGACAAAGCGGTTAGTCTGTCCTCGCCCTGTCTGAGTTGATCGTGCCGTACCCACTCGATATCGCGAGTTGATCTCGTCGAAGACGAGCGTAGCGGCACTTTGACTGCTGAGTTTAGGCTTGAAAGCTTGGTGAGGAACGCCGTCGTAGAACGAGCGCACCATGTTAAAAATCGCGTTAGTTGACTCCGCAAGGTGCGAAAGCACGAACGCATTCGCATTCCTCGTCTGCGTAATTTTCCAGAAGAATCGACCTTCCACATACGTCGAGATCCCTACCTGCCGTGCCTTCAGGATCAGGGCGCGTATCTTCCCCTGCTCCTTGAGCTGCTGCTCCAGTTGCTGGTGAACCATCTTCTGGCCATCGTTCAGGCGGAACGGAACTTGCTCGCCCTCCTTGTTGATGACCTTCAGGATGTTCTTGGCGTACACGGGGAAGTCGGATTTAAATACCCGCGCCGCCTCCATCAACTCCTGATCATTCACCCTCTAACCCCTCAATGATTTGCTTGCACCACCACAACAAGTCAGCGTCTTCCCCTGAATGACGCATGAGATTCACCCTGTAGCAGACCAGTCTGACGTTGCCCTTCTCGTAACCTTTGCTCTGGTCGATCCTGTCTACCGATGCATTCAGCCCCGTCGAATCCCTCATGCGGCGGGGGTAGTAGGTCATGTGCATACCCGTAACGGCGCACTTCCCCTGTTGCTGATCCCACATCATCCGCAGATCTTCTTTGGTAATGCTTATCTCTGCCTTGCGGGTCTTGTTGTGTAACCGGCTAAATAGATAGGCCTCCGGACTAGAAGATCTGTAAGCGTTCTTTTTCACCGCATGACAGGCGGCGCAAGTTCGCTTTCTGTAGCTCCCTTTCCCATGCAGGGGAAAATCTTTTAGTGGTTTTGTAACGCCGCATACGGTGCATTCGCGATTCTCAACTGCCAAGGTTTACCCCCCGTGACGTCGTGAAACGCCGCCATAGCCGCCTTGGAACTCCCTACGGCTATGCGATCCCCCATCAGGGATAGACCGAGGCCAATGCACCCGACCACGTCTGTTGGATAGTTAGCGACGTGGAGCAAAATATGAGTGCGGCCCTCGACGTTCTCGACCTCGTAACACCAGTCGAACTTCGGTGACTCCTTCCATTTCAGCGTGTATTCGCCCAGCGGGATGCAAGACTCGAACGGCTTGTTGTCCAGCCATGGGCGCTCAATCGTGTAAAACCTGTGAAGCTGATTTGCCGGAATGGTCATAACGCCCAACGTCCCTGTTGGGTGGTATGCAAATCTATTGATCGTAATCATTGGCAGTTGATCGATACGTTGCCATCAACATCGGTCGTGGCAGTGCAGTTCTTCTGCGCATCGAGAATGGTCTGAATCGCGGACTGATAATCCGCCCAGACACTGCTGAACAAATTATTGTTCGCGGCGTCCATGTTCAGCATATTCTCGTAGCCCGCTAGGCTGACGTTGGTGATGCCCGTCATGCCCTCAGTGCCGAGAGTCACTGCGCTGTTCATGCCAGCCGCGCCCAAGGTTGTGGTCGCATCCAGTCCAGCGGTGCCCATGGTTACCGTGGAGTCGAGACCGGCATTACCCAGATCCACAAGTCCGTTAATCGCGGCACCAGAGATCGCCACATTCGAGTCGAGTCCGGCATTACCCAGATCAACCGCTCCAGTGATCCCCGCAGTGCCCAGATTCACCATGCCATTCACGAAAGGCGTGTAGTCGATGTTGCTGGCCACCGATGCAGTCGCATCTCCCATCGTGACAAACGACCCATACAAAGCCTGCTGGGTAGTGGCATCCGCACCAATGCGGGCCAGATCTACGTCAGCGCTGTACTTAGCCATGGTTTTCGCGGAATCCGCCTGCATCCACATCATGCCCAAGCTGGTAACTGGGGTAGCCAGAATGGATGCCCACTGAATCGCCTGAGATTGCTGTGGCACTGGCGTGACACTAGGAGTCTGGGTAAGGGCCAAAGCCATAACCGCAGCACTTGCCGCCTGCCCGTCTCCAGCCGCCGCAATTTTCGACAATGCCTCGAACTTCGCCTGCGATGCCAAAGCATTTGCTTCAGCCGCCTTCTGTACCGCCTCGTAATACTGGGATGTCGTAGATGAACACCCAGTCACAACCAATACCGCTAAAAATAACCCTAGTTTCTTCATGGTTTTCCCCTATTTGACGTAGAAGCCCCTGAGAAGCCGCAGGTTGAACGATGCACGGGGAGAGGTATGCCCAAGGGGAGGGGCTAGATCGTCGCTCCTGCGGCCCCACAGGGGGCAATATGAATCCAATCTAAACAGTAGTTTCAGTTTTGTATAGCTTTTTGGCATTTAGAACGCACTTTCCGCCACCCAAGCACCCGCGATCATGAACGTGACAATCGCAGCAGGCAGCAATAACGACAGAATCACCGCCAAAACTATGAGGTCTTCTATTTTTTTCACTTGGTTGACTTCGCGCCCTTGCACTTCCAGCGCTTCCGCGAAAGGTT